AGCAATAAAATCAGCTACTTGTATCTTAGTTCCTATGTAATATGGTGGGTTAATCTTGTCACTCATAAATGTCCTATCCACCTATTACCTCTTTTTAAAGTCATAGGTATTAATTGTGGTACACCATTAATAATCATACCACACCCTAATACTGGTCTCCTGATATTTACTTTTGAGTATGCAAAAGCAAGAGAGTCTTTATCTATAAGACAACCTACTGTCATACCAAAGCGTAAACTTTCAGGTGAACTCCAGTAACCAATGCGAAATTCTGTGTGATAATGCCCAGAGATAAAGTTCATACCTATAGACATTGATGACTTAACTGGATCTTTATTCATGTTATGGCAAAAATAGTATTCACCATATTGATCCTTGATAATTAACTTATCATGCCATCGCCAATTTTGTTTATCGACACACAAAATATCAGCGTAATCCTTCACAGCGAGAGATGGAAAACCATGATGTTTTCTTTTCCTGTAAACCATAGATCCATGATTAGAATGAAGTAAATCCATCTTTGGAAATAACTTCTCTAGCATCTTGATCTTATATAAACCTAACTCTAATTCTTTAGATGCGTTTGGTAAATCAGGATCAGAGTCATGGAAAGACAAAGCATGATAATCCAACTCGTCACCGATGTTAACTACCCTGTCAGGTTTATATTTTTTTTTGATAGCTGTTAAAAAAGCATGGCTATCTGTATGGCTATAAGGTTCGTGAAGGTCTGAGATTATTAAAATCTTAGACATCTTCCTCCTTTATATTTCTGGAGTATATTTTGAGGTGCAAAATGTTGTTACATAAACATTCTTCTGTGTCATCAATGAGTTCGCTAATTGCACAGACGCAGCTCTACATTCCTCCTTTGTATTGTATGCTTGATCGTATAAAACTTGTGCAGCACAAGTTTGATCTAGGGGTGTATATGGATTTTGAATACATAACCAAAATATAATAAACATTTTCATTTATTAATTAGGTAGCTTTCAATCCATATAATTTTTTCCTTTATCACAGCTATGTCTTGTTGCATTTGTGATATTTTATCTGCCTTCTTTTCGACAGCTTCTAATCTTTCTGACCACATACCCCAAGTAATAAGCATAGATGCTACAATGACTATGTATGGTGCTATGGTTTTTACATCAATCTTCATTTGCTCCACTCCACTTTAAACTCATTACCCTTTTGATCTTGTATTGACATGGTTTGTTTTTCTGTGCCATAAATTTTAGGTGCTAATTTACCAGCCTTAAAATGCACATTTTTTTGTATAATTTCTAGCAGCTTGACTTTAGTCATATTTAACTTTGGATCTTTCTTTGCTTCTTCTAATAGCTTATCTAAATCTTCAATCGTATAAAGTACGCTGTCATGCTTTGCCTGTAAGTATTGATCGTTTAATTTTTTATCTTTGTTAATCCATTGTCTAAGAGTTGTCCAAGATACATCAAGCTCCTTGCAACATTCTCTGATTGTTTTACCTCTAGCCAACATTTCAAATAAATCTGCAAGTATAGACTGTTTGTATTTACTTGGTCTGTTGCCTTGTTTCTTTACTACTTCTGTTGTCATTATTTTACCTTTGCTGACATATTACCTAATGGATTATTTAATGCCTTGTCTATTTCTAATTGTAGATTATCTTCTAATTCTTTAATCATAGTCTCAAACAATCTTAGTTCTTCTCTTGTGCTGTTCTTTATTGAGTCAACAAGTGACTCTGTGTGTCTGGAATCTTTTTCTAATTGACGAACATCGCTTTTTAAATCGTCTTTAAGTTCTTTAGCAGTAGATGCTACAAGCTCAACCTCAGATAAAATCATTTGCATTTCTTCACTTAGCATAGACACTTCTTGTTGTATCAACTCTATTCTTTTATCAAAGCCACTAAGGTCAGGTGCTACGAACTCTTGTACTTGTTGTTTCATATCAAGGTAATCATCATAAAATTTATAGCCAGTCCAGCCACCACCTATGATTGCACCTATTAATGAGATAATAATAAAGAATTTACCACCAGTAAATTTAAGACCTTGATACTCAATACTGGGCATTTACAATCTCATTCATCATTTGATTTTGTGCAGACTCAAACAAGCCACCATATAAATCATCAATCTGCATCATACTATAATTAGAAATATCCATATCTGTAAGAGTTGTTTGTTGGTATTCGTTAAATCCTTTTGTGTCTGCTAATTGTGCCATGACAGCAAGTTTGACTGTATCAAGAGCAACTTGATCGCCACTATCTGCTACTTTGGCTAAAATCTTTTTTGCTATTTGTTCTTTTGTTTCTTTTTGTTGAACAACTTTAACTTCTCTTTGTTCAGGTTCTTGCTCAGACTCTTGAGTTTCTGTGTTTTCTGTTTCCTCAACTTCAGACTCTGGTTCAGGTTCAACTTCAACCTCAATATCCATTTCAGCAACTTCTTCCATAACCTCTGCAAGTTCTATCTGAACTTCAGGCTCTACTTCAATCTCAATCTCAGGTAATTCTAGTTCTATGGTCTCAATCTCAGGAAGATCAATAGCCAGATCATCAATAGAAATCTCAATAGGATCTAGATTATCACCAAAATCTATTTCTATAATTTCAAAATCTGTGGAGTCATTAATGATGTCATCAATAACATCATTGACTATATCGTTTATAATATCTTCTACTTGTTCTACAACTGTATATGTTGCAGTCAAAACAGGATCGCTAAATATTGCTCCGAAATAACCATGTACATATCCAGCATCTGTGCCATACAAAGACATTTGTGTAGTTATGTCTGTGTAAAAATTAGGATCAATAGTATCGGTATATAGATAATCTCTTGTGCCACCAAAGTCTAATTCTACCTCTCGTTCCAAAGTATCAAATACATTGTTGTCTTGATCTCGTAAGGTAACAGTAATACGAAAGATATCTTTACAATCACCATTCGTAGCTGAACAAGTAGGCACAGTAATATTACTGCGATGTGACTCTACTGTGACACCATAATTTATATCAAAGCCTTGTTGTATTTCATCAATGGTTAGACCACCATCGGTAATAAGACTATATACATCGCTAGTTATTGTACCACCACCATCGGCTACACCTCGTGTGTTAGCAGATCCAGTACAAACCTCACCATCTTCCAAAGCACCTGAGTAGGAACATTGAGTTGTGCTTACTTTGCCACTCTGATCCCATTCGTCTGCTGGGGTTACAAGATTAGATGTTTCTTCAGAATATAAAGATGCCTGTGGTAATAGCCAAAATAACACCACCAACAATATAGTTCTTAGCATTAGACTCCTTTACATAATCTGGTCTATCTTTTGGGTGGCTATCCCACCCAGCTTGTGCCACCTCACCTATTGTTCCAAAGTAAGGGCAAGGAGTACCAGCCATTTCCATCGCTTGAAATACACGAGGATCTTGACATAACACAGATACACCAGCAACTTTCATACCCATAGCATATAAAGCTCTAGATAATTTAAGTCTTTCACAAGTAATATCTGTTACAGTAGATCCTTTGGCAAAACCAAATATTTGCGTCTGTAAAGCAACTGAGCCACCAGAAGTACAGACATCTTGATTAGATATCATTACATTTGGTGCGTTTGCTGTGCTTGGAGTTTTATCTACTGTGGTTGTTCCTGTTACTGTGGAACTAACAGTCGTATTAGTATCTGCTGAATATGCTATTCCTGATAGCAACAAAAACACTAATACTAAATATTTCATTTACAAACACATTCGCCATTACAAAATTCACACATAATTAGCTCTTTGGATTTGCGTCTTTGACAGATTTAATTCTAGCTTTCCAAGCATCTATGTCTTTATAGATTTCATCAAGCTGATCGCCAATATCACCATAAGCTGCTCTTCTTGTAGCTCTGACAGTATTGTTTTTTTCTTCTGTATTTCCAGCAGTTTCATAAGAAGATAAGTCAGAGTCGCTGGGTTTATCTACACCTGTAACATTCCATTCTTTAATGTATGCTCCTTTGCCATCTGAGTCATCTTGTAATAAAACATCTTTGGTAAAATCAATATCTGACTTACCTTTTGCTTTACAATACAGAGATATTTTAGTTGAGAGTTGTGCCATTTGTTTTTCCTTTCTTTGTTAAGTTATTATTCTAAATGCTCCAAATGATGTTGATTTTGTTCCTGATCTTGAATGTAAATTACCCCCAGTAACAAAACCTTTAACAAAACCCTCCACATAGTCGGAGCTACCATTCATATCTATTATTGCTGATACAAATACAGAAAATTGTAAACCATTGTTATTTCTAGCATCTTCCATTTGTTCTTTGTATGAAGATCCATTTTTGTAAATAGAACTTTGAACAAACTGTAATGAATCTGCTCCAGCTTCAACTTTTGTATGTGCATAAACAAAATATTTACCAGCAGTTTGTGGTGTAAATCTGTAATTAGATGAGTTATCGTATGCACTATCTGTATCAAAAACTTCTGTATTATATTGTTGTTTAGTATGAACATTATTGCTTAGGGATAAATCAGAACCAGCGTATGCCTCAAAAGCTGGAGTAGTTGATACAGCTACAGCACTAGGCAAAGCAGTAATTGATGTTAAAGAATTATTATTCAAACGAGTAATTGCCATGTTATGCTCCTATTAATTTATATCCTGAAAACTCCGTAAGTGTATCACCACTACCATCTATTGCAGGACTGCCACTAGAATCACTTATTCTACAATAAACTTCTATATAATCAGAAGCAGATAAATCTATAACAGCCGATAATTGCATACCTGCATAATAAATATCATTACTATTAAAATTCCATATATTTTGTATATACTGACTACCATTTTTATAAAAAGCAATTCTGGTGTTTTGCAAGTTAGCTGCTGCTTGTCCACTATTAATAAAGTTTGTATAAAAAAAATACTTACCTGCTTGACCACTAGGAACTGTAAATCTTTGATTTGTGCTATGGTCATAAGCACTATTTGTGTCAAATCTCTCTGTATCAAAATCTACTTTAGTGTATGTTTCATTTGATAGTGTTTGTGACGAACTCATTCTTGCATTAAATGCAGGAGTATTCTGACCACCTATATTGTTAGTAGTAATACTTCCTGATCCATTAGATATTAATAGGTTGTTTCCCCCTACATCTTGTATTGTGTTTACTTTAATTATTGATGTCATGTTATACTCCTATTAATTTTATTATCGTTAAGTATGTTTTTTCTATCTCTCCTACTGTATCACCAGCAGTTCCACCACCTCTATCAGGATAAAAGTAAAATTCTAAATAATCTGAAGCAGATAAATCTAATGTTCCAAACTGTACGAAAGCACCATAAATTATTTGAGGCTCTCTAACATGATCTGTTTGTAAAACCTCTGATGCGTTTTTAAAGACAGACATTCTATTTAAGTCATAGCCACTATTTCCTGAACTATCTCCATCAAACTTTAGTTGCCAATTAATTAAATATTTACCACCTTGACCACTAGGTACAGTAAATTTATTTGAACTAAAAGCAGAGTTAGTATCAAGAGATGTAGTCCAATTAACTATTTTATTATATGAGTTTTTAGTAAGATTTTGGTCTGAAGATTGATAAGCCATAACTGCTGGAGTATTAGCAGCAAAAGTCTGTGTAAATGTACCACTACCATTAGAGGATATAATATTGTTACCCCCTAAGTCAGTTATTTGATTTGTTTTTAATATACTCATGTTCCTATCCTATATCCTCCAAAATATGAAACACTACCCTCAAACCTTCCATCATTCGTTCCATTTGCGTTTTCCCTCATTCCAAACACTTCAAGATAGTCAGTTGCTGTAAGTGATATTGTACCTTGTAAAGTAACTGTAAAATCATTTGCTGTTGCTGCTTGAATGTTAGAATCATTAAAATCAACTCTCACTCTTATCTCAGGATTTGCAGTAACACTTCCATTTTTGTATAGTTGTGCTGATACTTTTCTTAAATTGTAATACTGAGATGAACTTGTTGCTTTCATAGATACAGAACTAAAAATCCAATATTTACCTGCAACTGCTGGTGTCCACCTGTAATTAGATGTATCAAATGTTGAACCTGTTTGATACGCAACTGTATTAAATTGTACTTTTGTAAATGTTGCATGGGGTATGCTGTCTTGATTAGAACCTAGATAAACTAAAAATGTTGGCTCTAAAAAATTACTCTGCACATCACCACTACCTAAAGCTATGGTTGATGCGTTACTTG